TGAGACCCGACCATTCGGCGTCTCTAAACTATATATAATAGTTTATTCGTGTTCTCCGCCTGCACCGCGTCCTAAACCACCAAAATATTGTGGTCTGCGCTTCGCTGTTTCAAACGTTGCGACAGTTATGACGATGCCTGCGATGAGTAAAGTATGTGCTAATGCACTTACACCAAACACTGTAATAGATCCAATACTCATGGAGAATATAATGCACCACATCCATGCTAGGATCTGCATTACTACGTGTCTGGTTTGTAAATCTGTAATGTGTTTCAATGGATTACGATCGTGGTTCATTACGACGTTCCATGCATCATGTATAAATTTCATTTATTCCTCGTTTACGAATTGAAAGTATTCTGAATCACAAGATAATCTACGACCATCTTCTGTTTTTAAAATTGCTGCAATTGAATTGCCATCACAATCAGGAACAATCGTTCCTACTTCTAAAATTTGGCCTCTATATTCATATAATGTATGACCTTCTTTCAAATCATCATTCACTTTTACTTTCATCATTTATTTCCTATATTATATTTTGGGCAGAGTTCCCAATCACTTTTTTCTCTGTAAGGTATGATTTTAATTTGTCTCATTGGTGCGAGTGGTTCTACTGTACCGCTAGCATTATCGATTGTAATCAAACCCCAATCACTCATAAGTTGAGCAATAGTATTACGACGAGCAATATCATTTTCTTCTAAGTTTGATTTTTTGCCGTCTAATAAAAATAATTCTTTAAAATGCACAATAAAGTAACGACCTTGTTTATGTAATATATGACAAGATTGATATAATTTTTTGTCTTTACGAGATGCAACTCCAATACGAGTTAGTGTCTCGCGAACCTTTAAGAAATCATCAGGCTCGTTGAGTGTAACCTCTAGCATAGAGGATGGAGTCCACTCTATTATTTTATTTTCTTCCACCTTTATAAACCTTCTTCTTCAATTCATTAATCTGATCTGATGTGAGAAGGGTCAAGGCTGATCTGGCTTTTTCGTTACTATAGCCATAATATTCTTTGACAACTTCCACGTCACTCACGGTTTCAGGTTTCATCCATTTCGAAAACCGTTTTTTCTTTCGTACTATATTTATATAAAAGTCAAATTGTAAACGGTTATCTAGGTGGTGATAGCGATTCATCTCATTGGCAAATAACACAGTGTCATTGAAATAAGATAGAGATCTATTTACCATAAAAGCATTGTACGCCTTTTCGGCAATATCATCAATCATGATATCTTGTTTTGTATCGTTGATTGCTTTCACATATTCATAAGGGTTCATTACCAAAATCCAAGCGTTCTTCCATTACCAGATATAATCATCAAACATGTGACGACGTGTATGACAATCCAAAAGGTTCTGAACCAAAGTGCTTTGTATACATCGTCTTGTTTGATAGGTAAAAATTCTGGTTTATCATCATCATTTAATCCAACTGGCATGCCGACTGTGCGGCTCCATAATTTAAGCCAACGTCGTTGGCCACTCAACCGAACATCTCCACACCGCTATCGTTATCGAGTACGGCCATACTCAATGCAATTTCGAGATGTCTCTTACGATACGCAGCAGTGTCTACACCTTCATTTAGATGTATATTTGCAGAATATAATTGTGGTACTGTACGATGATTATTATCTTTTAAGAATTTTCTTCCATTGGTGTCATAGCTTACATTTATCTCATCATAGCCATAACCCCATTCTGTAAGTTTTTTCTTCATCAGTACACAATAAGGACAATCGTTTTGAGTATACAATCTAATTGAATTCGGCATTTGCCATTACCTCCGTTAGACACGCGACTACGTTCAGTTCATGATCTGCAACGAACGCATTCTTATATTGATAATCTGCAAGGATTAACACCAATTGTGGTATCGATTGTGGTGATACCTTATCGGTCATACGGTCATAGATACCGCGAAAGATCGTTGCAGCATCTGTATCTATATTGTTAACGACCCACTTTCTCATTTTTTTGAAATCTTTATTTTTCAAATGAGCAAAAAGATCGTCATATGATGTTACAGCGACATCGCGAGCAAGACTGTCATCGATAACACCATGAGATATACTATGGCGTTGAAGTTCATTGAGTACTCTCCTCCAATCTGGGTAATATTTCATAATAAGATCAGCAAGAGCTTGCTGATTGTGTGTAACAACACCTTCTTCTAAAAGAATCTGTTGACATCTTGTCATGAATTGGCCACATAGTGTAGCTTTATCACCACCATTAAATTCATATACACCACACCGAGAGTGTAGTGGTTCAATGATGCGATTCTTAAAATTACAAGTGAGAATGAACCGACAGTTATTGGCGAACTCTTCGATAAAACCACGAAGAGCAGGTTGTGTTGACTGCGGGTTCAGATAATCAGCCTCGTCAAGGATCACAACTTTTAAGCCACCTTGTAGAGAGACTGTAGATGCGAACTGCTTGATCTTGCCACGAAGGGTGTCAATGTTGCCCTCCTCGGAACCGTTAATGAGGATATAGTCAAGATCAAGCATGTTGCACATGGCCTTGGCGACAGTAGTCTTACCGAGACCTGCAGAACCTGTGAATAGCATGTTAGGCAATTCACCAGATTCTACGATTTTAGCGAATGTTTTCTTTAACTGATCAGGAAGAATACATTCGTCGATTGTTTTGGGACGATACTTCTCGACCCATAGGAAGTCATTAGACATTCAAAGCTCCATTACAAAAAAAAATTATACCACAGATTGAGCAGAATGTAAATGCTTATTCTTCAGCTTCGTCTTCTTCAAACTCAGCGTCAGCTTGAATTGTTTCAATTGCTTGAACCAACTGTACAGCTTGGTCACGAAGTGTGCCGATAGTCGACAGCTCTTCACCTTTGAAACCACCACGTTGCGTGACAGCATCAATTACAGCAACAGAACTACGAGCAACCTTATTACCCAGATCCATCAACTGTTCTTTTTGTTCATTCGTCATTATTAGCCTCCGAAGGTTGACGTTTTTTCAAGTGCAATCCAATATTGAACGTTCATCTCTTTATGAGAGAAACGAGAAATAAACTTAGAAGACATTTCAACAGTGTAATCACCAGGAATCATCTTTAAGTTTGCGATACTCATAATGAAGTTAAAGTTCTCGTTTGTAAACTCTCCATCAACATCGATCGAAAATGCGTTAGATGTAGAGTTTTGGTTTTCAACCACAGAAAGAGTCAGTACGCCATTTTTAACGCTAACTGACATCTCATCATGACCAAGAGTGGATGCTGCTCTCTTGATTTTGTTGAGAGTATCGTTGTCAAGAGTAAACTTAACTTCTGCCTCAGGCATATTGATATCTTTTTGTGGTGTGGTTAGTGTTTCTTCTGGAGAGAAGAAGTATCTAACCTTTGATCGACCAGACGAATCACTTACAGTGACTGACTCATCATCAAATTTTAGACTTGGATCATTAACCAAGCCAATGACACCGATAAACTCGTTGAGATCATAGATGCCAAATGATTGTGGGAAAGACTCATTAACAGTAGCCGAAGCTAAGATGTTCTTTGCCTCTGAAATAGTTTTGATTTGATTGCCTTCTTTGATAAGAAGGTTTTGATTGATACCCGAAAAGTTTTTGAGTACCGATAGTGTATTATCTGTAAGTTCCATCATATATCCTCATTACATTATATAGTTGTTATTATACCACATGTACATAGGTTTGTACATATTAAGCGACCATTTTACTGAAGTTTTTTTCTTTCTTAAATTCAATTTTAGTACTAAATTGACCATCAAGAACTTCACCTTTATGAGATATTACAAATACATTTGTTTCTTTATCGAGTGAATGTAATATCTTCATTAAGTTGCCAATACCTTCGTGATCGAGAGATGAATCAAATGTTTCGTCAAGTATCAAGAGGTTAGTAGCTACACTGTTCTTCATCTTTGCTATTTGTCGCCAAGTGAACAAGAGAGCCAAATCAATACGCTGTTTCTCACCTTCTGAGAATGATGCATATGAGAAATCATCGCGATGTCGTGAACGAATGGTTTCATTAAACGACTCGTCGAGATTGAAGCTGACAAAGAAATCAAGAGTTTGCAAATACCTATTTACTAATCCATTCATGACTGGCAAATATTGCTTGATAATCTTTGTCTTAATCCCAGTATCTTTTAACATTTCAGAGATAACATTGTTATAGTTAAACTGCTCTGATAGTTTTAGTTTTTCTTCGAGCAAATCACTCTTCTCTGATTTGAGATCTTCGAGATCATCTTTAGCATCCGATAAATCAGCGCCAATATCTTTTTCTATTGATTGCTGATAACCTTGGATTTGTTGTTGGAGCGACGAGATCTCGCGGTTGTTCTCACCGAGTTGAGATACTTTAGATCGAAGCGCTCGAAGTACGCTCCCGGTCTCGTCAATCTCTTTCTCCACCTCGGTCCCCTCCGTACCAATCGTACGGCGCTGGGACTGAAGCGACTTTGCTTCTTCTGACGCATCTCGTAGAATGCGAGATTTATGCGAGTCTGAGATGGCTTGGTCGCATACGGAACAAACCTCATTCTCTTCAAAAAACATGGCACGTTTGGCGACTTGCTTTGCCTGTGTCTGAACATCTTGACCTCTGAGCAATAAGGCTTGGCGTTTATCAGATAGAGTCGCCATCCTTTCCTCGGCGCGTTGTAGATTTTCTTCGAGACCCATGCTAAGCTCCGAATTTGAAGCTTGTAATTCATCGATATTATTCTGCGCCTCTGATATCCTATATTCATATTCTCTTTTATTCTCTTCAGTTAGTGCTGTAATGTCACGAATATATTTTTGTTGTGTATCAATTTTTGTTTTATTTAATTCTTGTGTTTGTTCAATACTCTTTAGCTTGTCTTTCAACATATTTGTCTTCTCACGTAACAACACGTTCATCGAACTAAAGATATTGATATCAAGAAGATCCTCGATTACTTCTCGTCTGACCCACGCAGAGAGTTGCATAAATGGTATGAACGAAGAGGAGCCAAGAACTACCACTTGATGAAACGATTTATGGTTCAGTTTCAAGATGTTTTGTTCGAGGATCTTCTGATATTCTTTGGCATGTGATGATTGATTAATCATCGTGCCATTCTTCCAAATCTCAAAGACGTTTGGTTTAATACCACGTACAATTTTAAATTGAGCTTGGCCGATTTTGAACTCAACCTCGACAACACATTGCTTGCCATTAATTGAGTTCACAAGTTGTGGCTTATTGATAGCTCGATGTGGTTTACCGAATAAGCCAAAAGATATGGCATCAAGCATAGTTGATTTACCAGATCCATTTGTTCCGACTACGAGTGTAGTCTTATTTTTTGCTAAATTTATTTCAGTAAAATTATTTCCACTTGATAGGAAATTTTTATACCGAAGGTTTTGAAATATTATCATGCAACTTCGAGTGTTTGTGCTTCTGTCATTAACTCACGCATCTGTTGTTTTATACGATCTTTATCGAGATCTGTTTCAACTGCATCAATATATGTATCGACGATGTCTTGAGTATCATCAAAGCTTATGTTCTCGTCCTCTACGTTCTCACCTATAAACTCATTGAAGTTCTCTGCTATCTTCAACTCGTGGATATCTTGGTTCTGTATGCGATCAATAAATCGATCGAATGTGAATATGTCAGTCTTATTTACAACTACGACTTTCACAAAGCGATTATCTAAATGACTTACGTCATATCTATTATAATCTGTTTCTTCATCATTGTACACTATTTTTTCGAATAAAGTGTACGGATTATTAATTTTTTCTACCTCACGTGTTTCTGTATCGATAACATGAAAACCTTTTGGATCGTGGGCATCAGACCAAAAGAACTCCATCTGACTCCCTAAATACCAAATATTATCTTGTCGCGAGGATACATGGAAGTGGCCACTCAATACAAGTTCAAACTTTTTGAATAGACCAGCATCCATGCCATGGGTGTTCTTCACACCTCTCATCATCTCAAAGCCATTTAGTTCAAGGTGGCCACCAAGCCAATCTGCTTTACACTCTTCGATAAACTTCAATGAAGAATGATAATTATCTTGTGCTATCCATGGAAGAAGTGCCATCTTAAGAGAACCATACTCCATCACTGTGGGTTCCATAATGATATGCACTTCGTTCATGTAGTGACCGAGTAATTCCTTCAAACTGTTTAAATCGTTTGTATTCTTATAGTACGTATCGTGGTTGCCTGGAATAATATCCATTGACATACCACGTTTACGTAATTCATTTAAGAAAACTTTACGATTTTGGTTCAAAGCTTTAAAGTTGACGAACTTACGATGATCATAGTAATCACCAAGATGCACGATCTGTTTAATGTCATGCTCATCACAATAAGGGAAGAAAACGTTTTTATAAAAGTCTTCTGCATTATCTAAGAAAATCTCTGCAGAATTTCTAATGCCACAATGTGTATCGTTCAACACTGCTATCTTCATTGCATAAACTCCGTAAGGTCAGAGTCAACAGATCTTGTTCTCTTTTTCTTTTTCTCTTCTTTTACATATTCCTTAAATTCTGTATCAGCATGTCGCACCTTATCAATACGATCTCGTAGAGTGTCAACGAATGCGCCTACCACTTGTGCTGACATCTCATCACCAAGTTCATTGTCAATGAAGTTCTCGATTCCTGATTTAGTTAAATATTTTAATTTGATATCTTGCTGCTTCTTTTCTTTTGCGATACGACGTAGAAATGCATACCATGCAATCTGTGTAAAATACGCAAATGCATTTGGTTTACCTGTTCGAGTCGCTGCAGCGATATCGTAGTTCTCGATAGCCTTTAAACAATTCTCAACTGCGTCCATTACCATTTCTTCGCGATAAGTGTAGCGAATAAAATTTGACTTGTGTGACAAGCCTTCAGAGATTCTTAAGAAACAACTGGCAATATAATCAGGTACTATTGGAATAGGTTGATCGTTTTTCTTGGCTTCGTTAATTGTACTAACGTAATCTACCACTGCTTGTGAAAAGTCAGCGTTATTTACGTAATGTATACTTGCTCGTTTTTGACGTGACATGATCACTTCCTTTCATTATGTATATTATACCACATAAACTTAATTCTGTAAACAGTTAATTTTAAGGGTTTACAAATACCTATTTATATGGTATAATAGACTGTAGTCTGGAGGGAGAGCCAGATACTAATGTAGTGTATCGCGTGGTTTGAATTTGATGATATTTGTTTCTGCAGAATCTCGCGTTTCTTCTTCGCGATCGATATGCTCTCTAATATACTGACGAATTTCGTCGTCTGACATATCACCTACTGCTTCGGCAAACTCTTCGAAGTCAAAGTCTTTTATTCGATCGGCTTTACCTTCAACTTCTTTGATTGCAAGAGCATAGTGTGTTACGAGTCTCTTGGTTGGTTGTACTTCACTAATGATATGACCTGCGTTGAGTACTACAATTTGATCTGTTATATCAGAAAATGACATATAAGGCCTAAATGAATAGTATCTTAAATGATTTTCGAAATCCTCTGCACACATGATTTTGAGTGCCTTTCTAACAACGACATCGCCTGTGTCATCTCCTATCTCGAGGACTTCACAAATGATCTCTTCATCATTAGTTAGCTTAAATTGCTTTAGATTCATATTTTTACCTTATGTGTTTTATAGTCGAACTTTTCTTTTTGATATATTTTTAATCTTTCCCATGAGTGTAATAAAGAAAAGTTCTTACGCTGTTTCCAGCTTAAATCGTCAGATATATCATAAAGCATCGTTTCTCTTCCATCACTACTTTTTCTCAACCCTCTACCGATTGATTGGAGTACTCGTATCTGTGACTTCGATGGTGAAGCGAATATGATATTATGTAACTCTCTTATATTTATACCTGTACTAAAAGTACCGAGAGAAGCTACAACAATAGAATCTTTTTGTTTCTCAACTATACCGCGGATTGCTTCTCTATCCGAGGTTTGAGTATCACCTGATACAAAGAATACTTTACGTTCTTCTTCGCATTTATCTCGTATCAGATTAAATAGTGGTTTACCGTGTTTCTCGACATAGTTAAACAAGACAAGAGTATTGCCTTTTAAATCGAGTGCTAGGTTTCTGATAAATTTATTCCGTTTTTCGTGGCTAACGATAAAGTCGATCTCTTCTTGGTATGTCTGTTTACCGAAGTCCTTCTTGAGTTTTTCGTCATAATCAAGAACGAGTCTCCTGATCGATAGTTTTGCCAAAGTGTCGTTATCTTGTAGTTCGCGAGTGGTCGTAACTTTGTATATTTTTCCGAATAGGCCTTGAAGTACAAGCTCATGAGTTTGCGATCCATCTAAAGTTCCTGTCGTTCCAAATCTATATTCTGCCTCTGTACATTTATTCATTATATTCATAAGAGACTTCGATTTAAATCCATGGCACTCATCACCAATCACACAGCCAAACTGTTCGAACCATTGTTTAGGTAATCGATGTACTGATTGCCACGTAGTAATAACACAAGCTGAGTCTTTTATATTCTTATCTTTACCAGAATAAATCTTGTGCATTGCATTTTCTGACCATCCGTATTCTACAAAGTCAGAATGCATTTGTTCTACAAGTGACGTAGTAGGCACAATAATCAATACGCGACCAGCTTTTGGATATGCAATACCATTTGTCAATCGCTGTAGCCAATAACGAATGATATTGTAAATTATGAATGATTTTCCTGATCCTGTTGGACTGAGGAGGATTCCTCTTTTTCTCGTAAGCGCCTCTCCCACGCATTGGTACTGATACTCGCGAAGAGTGTAAGGGGAATTAAGGTTGTCACAAAAATTATCAAGATCGTTGTTAGTAACTCTTGTTCGTGCATCTGGAGCTCCATACTTAGAATCAGCCGACTCCAGTATATATCCTCGTTTAGTGCAAAATTCACTTAAGTGGTAAAATAAACCTGCAGGTAAAGTGCGATCTCTTAATGTAAAGAGTCGTATCTTACCATCCCACATACGATTGCGATATGCAGGCATAAACTTATATCCAGGAACATAGAAGCTAAAGAACTCGTTTAGTTCTTGTGCTGCACCTGAATCACAAGTAATCTCGAGATTTGCGTGATTTAATTTCCTGACTCGAATAGTTTCCACTTGATCATATTACCAATTGTTTGATGTCGCCATTTAATGTTATCTATAATCTCTGTTAATACATCGACGACAGCCTTGTAGTACTGTATCTTCTCTTCAGATTTTTGTATCTCTGGATCTGCGTCGTAGTAATAGTCCATTTCACCTTTCAATATCTTTAGGCCATTGAATGGATCAGGATCCCAATCTTTTTCGATAATATCTTCTTGTGACATCTTTCCATTGTAATAAAGCCACTTATCTTTGAGCAAAACTTTCTGCGCAAACTCTGCCCGTTTTAACATTAACTTTGTAGTGGAAAGTAGTTCGAGATACTTAGCGTGTAGCATAGGTGCTTGACGAGATGACTCATCAAGATTGTTTGGATCGATTACAGAATCCTTCGCCCACATTTCATGTATCTGTTTCAAGTCTAACATACTATAATTATATCACAAGTAAATTCAAATGTACATGCTATTTTTTAGTTTCTTCGGTTTTTTCTTTTCTTACTATACTTAACAAGTAATTTCCTGCAACGATCTTTCTACCCTTATATACATCGTTAGTCCAATGGCCTAAGTTAGCGGGAAATAAGGCTATGTCCCCCTTATAGAATTTTACTGGTATAGTGTTGTCTAAACCACTTGTATAATACAAAATCGTGCCATCAGGCTCACAGTTTAAGTATACACAAAATGACCAATAACCTAAATTATTTCCATGGCCATGAGGTGCTATAAAACTATCATTTGTGTATTTAGCATACCACATGTCATCCATTATGATAGCATAATCATCAGTGGATTTAACCATGTATTTCATCATATTATTAATTTTGTCAATGATGATTTTGTTTTCGTGATAGCACACTTGATTATTGTGTATATCCCACTCACTTTTTTCGGCGCCAATCAAGTTTTTAGTAGATTTGATATCTGGAGAAGTATCGAGTGTTTGGTCATATCTCTTTATGATCTTGTCACAATCAGGCAAGCTGATACGAGATTTTATAATATTTGTTACACCACCGCAATAAACGTAATCTATATCTCTTAGTCCGCCGTTCTTAGCGCTTATATGCATTTCTTTTTTCATAATTTACCTCATCATATAAATTATATATTAGTATTTTACAGCTGCCGCCCAAATCAGATTTTCTGTATCTGCAGTTTCTGCGTACAATCTAATTTCTCTAAATGTAGGAGCTGAACCAGTAGTAGTACCACCTGCTACACCCTGTGTACCAACATTTGCATAATAAGTCGTAGCACCACTGCCATCGTCGAATGATATGCTAGAAGCCGAAGCAGCATAACCATTTTGATTAAATCGAATTCCAGTCAAATCTGAGTCTGCAATACCTTCTGTATCAGATCTGTGGTAGTGTGTATCACTCGGGAAAGTATCAGTTGCATCTCCAACACCAACGCT